AGTTAATTAAATCTTTACCAGAGTCTTCTAGTGATTCAAAGTTTGGGTTATAGTCGGGATCTGATTCCATAGCTTCTAGAACTGAGAACATTCTGAGAGTTTTAGCATGGATAATATCCAGGATTGAAGCTACACCACGAGGGTAGTAATCTGCTTGTTTAATCCTGGAGTTTGGATTTTGATAGTCATTACTTTTCTTTGCCTGAAGTTCGGCACATTCTTGTAATACTTTTAGTGATTCTTTCATAATATAACCTTTCTGTTTATAGTACTATTATACCATAGTTTTGTTCAATTGTACACACTTTTTTTGATTATTTTGGTTGATATATAATACCTTGCTCATTTAGAGCTTGCTTATTCCACAAGTGTCCTTGTTCAGTATCATCCTTAGATTGACCAAAATATGGTACTGCATGGAACTCATCAATCATTTGCTGATTAACACTTACTGGATTGTCTCCAATAAATAATTCACCAAGGATTCTACCAAATTTACCTTTATCATGTGATACTAATTTAACCTTTTGATCTTTAAGTTTTTCTACAAGATGAGCTTTACTTGCTTTACCATAGAACTTTTCTTCTAAATTTCTAGTTCTGGATTCTGGAGTATCAATACCCATCATACGAACTCTCTGTTTTCTATAAGACATACCAAAACCTAAGTCGATATCTACGTCGACCGTATCTCCGTCTACTATTTTTGTTACCTTTACACTGTATGTATACATTACACTACTGCCTTGATATGTTCCATATCGATTATTGCACCTGCCTTTCCTTCTACATCTACCGGCATAGCTTCAGGCCAAGAAAGATATACTCTATCTCCTTTGGCTACATCAACTACATCTGGTCCTACTAAAAGTACTAGTGCGGGTTTAGACCCTTTAGTCGTGTCTGCTGTTAAAATGATACCACCTGCAGTAGTATCTTCCTTTGCTGTCTCTGTTACCAAGACGTTTGTTCCAATCATTTTCATAATTTTTCTCCTATTATTTATTTATAAAACGTGTGATTGTTGATTATAACTGTTTGATTTAATGACTCAGCCCAATAAGGATATACTGAGTCTGCATGGTAGTGAGTTGCCCCTTCTGTAATATCGCCATACTCTCCATTCATAACAGAGTCAGCAACTAATAAAGAAAACATCCATGTTGCACTATCGACTGGGTCATCTGACTTACCATCACAGAACCAGCTAAATTGACACATATGTCTAATTGGCATAAGAGTGCCTTTCCAATTTTCTTTCCATTTTGCTTGATAGACAACATCACAAATATTATTTGGATAATTCTGATTCAGAACTCTATTCTGTACAACTTGTGCAACTGCAATTTTACCAGCAACTGGTTGATTACCAGCTTCAAAATAAATGTTTTTCGCCATACAATATTGTCCTTCTTGTAGTTCTGGATTTAATTCAATAATGTGTCCATGCCAAGAATAGTTATGGTCATCAGCTTGTATTTTAGAACAAAAGAAAGCTATCCATAAAGGTAAGCAAATGATAAATGTTATTTTAATAATGTGTTTGTGAAAAAGTTGTTCCATAATATAATCCTATATATTGTTTTTAAAAATAAATTCAATAGCTCTTTCAGCTTCTTTATGGATTGGTCTTTTTGCATACCAATTTCCAGTGTCTGCATCAAGGTCTCTAATTATATATTCAATTTCCTTAGATGTTATTGGATAACCCTTAGACATTGCGTTACCTGCTATTGAGACCATTATCTGATATAGTTTGTAATACCAACCAGCACCTGATAAAGTTTTGTATTCTTCAATTTGTTTTTTATTTATAAAAGGGCAGTCTTGATATCCTGTCCATGAAAAGTTAGTGTTGTCGAGTTTTGCTTGTCGATGTTGTATAAGACCCCTTTTAATAGCTTCAGGTAACTTATCGAAAAACGATTCATTTGGTACGACGTATCTGTGTTTTCCCATAAGCTTTGCGGGGTCCATGATAGATCCATCGTGTGAGAATATGAAATTGTAAGATCCTTTATATTTGGCTGGGACGTAGTACATTCTGCTGAGGTCTTTTGTTTGGGCATCTGCGATATCTCCTATCTCTTTATTTAATGCGTACCAAAAATGTTTGATTTCATCTTTATTTATAGCTCTTGTTAGTGGGAATACTAAACGAAACTTAGGGTGTTCTTTAGTCGAGCTAGCAGTGGAATAACACACGTATTTGTATCCGCTATACACTTCAGAAATATCATCGATACTTCCGGTATAATCATCTACATCTACAATTCCAAAACCACCCCAACTAAGAACATTATCGTTTGCACGAGTTGTCTCCGGCACATAAGTTGCCGGAGATATTAGTGGTGCTGACTTTTTAGTTGGATATTTAGTACTTTCAGATAACTGATACAACACCTTTTCAAAATCGTCAAACGATTTATATGTAATGTTTTTATCAGTTTTGTTATCGTATATACTATTAAATATCGTTAAACTTACCATGATTGCCTGCATGCGATGGAGCGGTCCAACCTTCAGGTTTAATTAGGTCTGGAACTCCTAGTGGATTTGGCCTGCTTGGCTTTTGTCCCACTTCTTTGTTCATATTAGCTTCTAGTACAGCATCCCAAGCTTTATAGGGATCAACACCAAAAGCATCGAGTGTACCAATGGCAACAACACATAGATCAATTAAACCATCTACGATTTCTTCTGGGTCATTATTAGTAACCGCAGCTGTTGTTTCCATTAGTTCTTCTTTCAAAAAATCAACTCTAAACTCAAGAAACTTTTTTAGTTTCTCAGGATTGTTTTCAACCCATTGCCTAGTAAGATATTTGCTTTGCATTAAGTGAATATCTTCTACCCAGTTCTTAGACATTTGTAATAATCCCTTGCTTTTCTGGCACTTGAATTGGACTGCTCATAGCTTTAACTTGATCTACCAATTCCTCTACTGGTTCTACAGTAAATAGAATAAAACTATTTGGAATAGTAATCCCTTCTGCTGCTTTTGTATAAGCCATAAATGGCATAAAACCAATTTTACCTTCACCTGCTGGAATCAAAGAGTAACCATCTGTAATGGTAATTGATTCTTCGTTTTGTGTAACTTTACCAACTACTTCTTCACCAGAAGATAGTCGTACTAATTTATATTCATCTTTCATAAGTATTTTCCTTTGGTACTATTATACCATATTTTATATTAAATGTACAGTGTTTATCCAAAAAACTCATCTAGCGTAGATACCTCTTTTGAAGACCAACCAATCGCATCGAGTATTGGTTCGATAGGATCTAGGAAAGTTTTTTGAAATTGGGTTTCGTGATCAATATATTTATTCAATCCAAACTCTGTTGGAAGATAATCTAGGAATGATATAACATTTTCCTTTATAGGATTAGGCGTTCTAAGATAAATGAATTTAATCTTTTCGCCGTTATTGATTTTGTTATATCGCTTACCTAGCGATAGATCATCGATTAATTTGTTGTAAAGTATTCCGCCACGAGCATGTATCGGAGTACCTTTTTTGTAAATAGTGTTTCTGTCTTGGAACGAAGTAAGATTGGTTATACCCCTAGGGAATGCAATATCGTTTGGTTCTAGTGTTCTGAAGTATTGTCTGAAATGCTCAATAGATTTTTGTACATCAGATTCAGATGAATGCATAATAACTTTGAATATTTCTTTTAGTGCTTCTCGACATGGTGCAGGTGTAGAAGATTTAATAGCTTCAATACCCATAATTTTTAGTTTAGGTTCTGCATATCGTACACCTTCGTTATCATGCACATTAAGAATATATCGTTTCTTTGCAGTCCACAAACCACGATCAGCAATTACTTCTCGTCCCATGACCATTTTGTTTTCAATGCCACCCATGATACCATATAGCTTTTTATATGCTTCTTCAAGGACAGGTTCTAGCTTTTCTCTGCAGACTGTGTCTAGAAAATCAATAGGATTACTAGGGTTAACTGCTTTAACTAGGTCGTTTAAGCATACATACACTGAATCGGTGTCGATTGCCAAGACGTAATCTTTGTTAGTTTTGAGCACTTTATTGAGATATGTATTGATGGCTTCTTCAGCCCATCGTATCGTAAGTTGTCCGGAAAGTGTAATTCCTTCGGCAATTCGTTGATCGAAGAATCTGAAGTATTTGTTGCCAAGAGCACCATAAAGAGAATTAAGGAGGATTTTAATAGACATTTGCCTATTTTCGTTGATTGCAATATCCCTTTCAATTCTATAGACTTCTTGTTTATCATTTTTATCTACCTTCTGCAATTCCTTTTGTGCTTTAATCATAGCCTTTTTAATTTGAACTCTTTCGCCATACATCTGTTCGATGATCTTAGGTAAGATACCCTTTTTGTCAATATTAAAATACTGACCATTTGCACTTACAGCTTTACCTCTGTTATCTACAATTGTATGGTTTTTAAGAATACTATCGACATCATAATCAGATAATTCGCCAGAGGCTATCGTTTCTGGCGACATATTGTATTGCATAATTAGCGATGGATATAGTGAGTTTAAATCAAAAGATACTACCCAATCGTTTATTCCAACTTGTGGATCTTTAACATATCCGCCAGGATAAGGTGTTTTTACTTTATCTTCTTGAAATGGAACTGCAATCTTTTGTGTTGAGAGATCTCTGTAAATAATAGAATCCCATATCGCTGTAGTTCCAAATGTATCGCCGTAGTTAACACCACCGCGATAAGCCATCGTTAAAGCTAGTGTAATAAGACCAAGTTTATCTTCGATCCTATCGACCAACTCAACATCTTTAATATTATAGTCAATAAACTTTTGATGATCGTTTAAGTATAAACTAAATAGACTTGAGTGTTCTTCGTAAGAAAGTTTCTTCTCGCCTAGAACAACGTGTGATATATGATTAAGTGAATACGATTCTTGAGCACCGTATGAATAACCAAACTTCTTGAATAGTTCCATATAGTCAAGTTGAGATATTCCAGCAATTTCGTATGCTGTTTGTTTACGAGCCATAATAGTAACATCACGTGAATCGATTAATCCCCAAGGTGATAACTTTTTAACCCAGTCGGAACCTAGCAAATTATTGATTCTGTTTACAAGGTATGGAATATCAAAGAATCTTGAGTTCCAACCTGTAACAACATCTGGACAATGTGTTGGTGATGACCAATGTGTTATAAAGTCCAAAAGTAATTGTCCTTCAGTATCGCACTTTTTATACACGACACGATTAGTTTGCATAATGGATTGATTTACATCATAATCCCTTAATGCCCATACGTAATAAGTATTGTCAATATTGTTTTTAATACAGATAGCAGTAACCTCTTTTGAGGCTACATCTGGTTCAGGAAACCCGTCGTCTGATGCGACTTCAATATCGATTGTAGTAACATTAATTGCGTTACGATCAAATTCGATATTACCTGGAAACTTTTCGTTTATAAACGTAGAAATATAACGGTTGTTTCCGTATATTTTTCGTCCTGAAACATCTTTGTTTAAACTGATCCAATCTTTAGCATCGCGCATAGATTCGAATTGTGTGACTGGTGCAACTGGAGTTCCATCCAATGCTTTCCAATCTGTAGGTTTACTTGTAGCGACGTACAAGGTTGGTTTGTATTTTACTTTTCTGCTTACTCGATTACCGTTTTCGATACCACGATAGAGTAACATATTGCCATATCGGCCGACATTAGTATAAAAATTCATTCATTCACCTTTGATAATATAGTCTATTATACCATACTTTACTGCACATGTACACATGTAAAATGAAAAAAGTAGGGGGAGATGACTCCCCCGACTAAGCTTAGTCATTAGAATGAATTCAATTGAAGATAAATTATGAACGGTGAAATTAATAAAATCCCACTCATTAAAAATATCAGTTCGAATCCAGTCCTAATGCCATCCTTGTGTTTACGTATGT